GTCTAGCACTTAACTTAAGAGCATATGATTTTGTATCTCAAGAGATAAGAGCAGCAGAAGATCCAGAGTTCGAGACTTTCTATACAAAGAACATTCTTCTTAACGAAGGTATGCGTGCTTGGATGTCATCTGTTGACCAACCACACGAGAATTTTGTGTTCCCAGAAGAAGTATTACCTCGTGGTAATGCTCTATAAATATCATTGACATCTTTCGTGCGATGTCTACATTCGGAACTTACTAGAACCCTTCGGGGTTCTTTTTTTTGGCAATGTTATGAAACCTAAATAATGTTACAGGAGGTAAAGACAAATGTTACACTTATTAGGACGAGGACAAGCACCAAAATGGGACGAAGAGAAACACGATATAGATGAGGTCTTTGCCTTTCTGTGTTACCGTGGAGTACATTATGCTAAGTGGGTGTTCATCGGAGATATTTTTGTACAAAACTGGATGATGAAAAATCCAAGAGAAGAAGGTTGACAAGATCGGCAAGTAGTATTATACTATATTTGTTGGACGCAACATAGGGAGTGACTGAATAAACTTACTGGCAATCGCTGGTTAAGGTGATGAGACACAGGTGGTGCTGCTGATGCGAGTCAGAACTATCTTACCAGATAGGTCTCAGGCAAGGAATGTATTTTACACTGTAGTAATGCCCATTTCTTTGTTGGTAGACAGGAATCCAACCTCCCCCCTTTTTTCTATATAAAGAGACCGTTACACAAGGTCTCTTTTTTTATGCTATAATTCTTCTATGTCAGATTTTATTCGTCGTCACATCGGTGCATCTGATGCACAAATAAAAAAGATGTTGACAGATTTGAGTTTAGAAACGTTAGATGATTTAGTTAATGAAGTTGTACCAGAAAGTATCCTTTCTACATCCCTAGATGAGTTACCTTTAGGATGTAATGAGGACGCAGCATTAAAACAACTGAAAGAAATTTTTAGTCATAATGTAATTAAGAAAAGTTTTATTGGTCAAGGATATTATGGTACGATTACACCACCAGTAATACAGAGAAATGTATTAGAGAATCCGATGTGGTATACATCTTACACACCATATCAAGCAGAAATATCTCAAGGAAGATTAGAAGCATTATTTAATTATCAAACATTAATAACAGAACTAACTGGATTACCTATTGCTAACGCATCTTTATTAGATGAAGCAACAGCAGCAGCAGAAGCAATGATACTTGCTTACAACAGCACCAAAGATAAGAAAGTTATCTTAGTTGATAAATCAGTATTCCCACAGACAAGACAAGTATTACAGACTCGTGGAGCAGCGTTAGGTATAGAGGTAAGAGATATAGATTACTACAAACCAATGCCTCTAGCAGATTATGAAGAAGCGTTTGCAGTTATACTACAGTTACCTAACGATGATGGTGCTATAAAAGATTTCCCTGCTGTTACTTTATCTGCTGATGTTTATAAGTGTATGAAGATTGCTATCGTAGATCCTCTCGCACAAGTATTGATGATGCCTGTAGGTGAAATGGGATTTGATATTGCTGTTGGTAGTATGCAAAGGTTCGGAGTTCCTATGGGATATGGAGGACCTCACGCAGCATTCTTTGCTTGTAGTGATAAATTTAAAAGAAAAATACCTGGTAGAATTGTTGGACAATCTGTTGACGTAGAAGGTAACAAGTGTTATAGATTAGCATTGCAAACTAGAGAACAACATATCAGAAGAGACAAAGCAACAAGTAACATCTGTACAGCACAAGCATTGCTTGCTAATATGGCAGGATTCTATGCTGCATATCACGGAGCAGAAGGACTTACTGCTATAGCATATAGAATTTTAAGACTTAGAGAAACATTATGTAGAGCACTAACTTGGTCTGGTGTAATAGTAGATTCAAGAGAAGGATTTGACACAGTTAAATTTAAACATAGAGCACCTATCAAAGATTATAATGTTAGATACAAAGATGATTGGTGTCTGATATCTTTAGATGAAGAAACTACTATCGAAGACTTAGATAATATTGTTAATAGTCAGAATGATTTTAAAGCACAGAGTCAAACTATACGTCAGGTCTGGAAGACAACTGAAGACTATGAATGGTTAGCAGTAAGACGAAGAACCAAACCTTTCTTACAACAAGAAGTATTCAATAGTTATCATAGTGAAACAGATATGATGAGATACATTCACGAGTTAGGTTCAAAAGATTTTTCATTAGTAAATGGTATGATTCCATTGGGTAGTTGTACTATGAAATTAAATGCAGCATCAGAACTTATGCCTGTCACTTGGGATGCTATGAACTTACATCCTATGGTTCCTGAGAGTCAAGCAATGGGATATGAATTTATCGCAAAGGATTTAGAGAACTGGTTGTCAGATATCACAGGGTTCGATGCTGTATCTCTTGAACCTAACGCAGGATCACAAGGAGAATACGCAGGACTATTAGCGATCTTAGAGTACCATAGATTCCAAGAAAATCCTCAGAGGAAAGTTTGTTTGATACCCTCTAGTGCACACGGAACTAACGGTGCATCAGCAGTGATGGCAGGAATGAAAGTCATTAGTATTAAATGTGATGACGATGGTAATATAGATCTTAAAGACTTAGAGAAGCAAGCAATAATGAATTGCGATGAACTTGCTGCTGCTATGATTACTTACCCATCAACTCACGGTGTGTTTGAAGAATCTATAAAAGATATTTGTAAAATCATACACGACAATGGTGGTCAGGTATATCTTGATGGAGCAAATCTAAATGCACAGGTTGGTCTTGCTAAACCTTGTGAGTATGGTGCTGATGTATGTCATATGAATCTACATAAAACATTTTGTATTCCTCACGGTGGTGGAGGACCTGGGGTAGGACCTATTGGAGTTGCTAAACATCTAACACCTTTTATGCGTCAACGTGTCTCTGCTATGCCACAAGGCAGTGCTTCTATCTTACCTATCAGTTGGATGTATATTCGTATGATGGGTCGTGATGGTCTTAGAAAGGCAACTAAGGTTGCGTTACTTACATCTAACTGGTTGGCATATCAATTAGAACAAGACTATCAAGTATTATATAAAGGAAAGAATGGTAGAGTTGCTCACGAATGTATAATAGATTGTCGTAGTCTTCCAGTAACTGCTGAAGATATTGCGAAGAGATTGATGGACTATGGTTTCCACGCACCAACCTTGTCGTGGCCAGTATTAGGTACTATGATGGTAGAACCTACTGAATCAGAATCATTGAAAGAACTACAAAGATTTGTTGATGCTATGAGTTTAATTCATAGAGAGATTTTTACTATTCCAGAAGTCTTAAAAAATGCACCTCATACTGCACAAGTTATAGGAAGAATAGATTGGAATAGACCTTACAGTAGAGAGACAGCAGTGTTTCCTATGAACAATGGTGACAACAAGTTCTGGCCAAGAGTATCTAGAATTGATAATGTATATGGAGATAGAAATTTAGTCTGTGCTTGCTCGTGAGTTTAGATACATACTTATATGATCCAGTTGATTGTCTGAAGGCAAAGGTAACTGACTTTGATGTCAGACCTACTACAATACAACACGTCAGAGATTTTGTAGAGAAGTGGCACTACTCTGGTAATATAAATGGACTTAGAATATCATACGTATTCGGTTTGTACTACAAGCACGAATTAATAGGTGCTATGTTGTACGGTTCTCTAGGTATGGCAAACACTTGGAAAAGGTATGGTCAAAGTGAATCTGATGTGATAGAATTGCGAAGACTCTGTTGTATAGATGATACACCTAAGTGTACCGAAAGTTACTTCATCGGTAAGACACTAAGATGGTTGAAGAAGAACACAGAACATAAGATAATAGTTTCTTATGCTGATGCTCATTACAACCATACAGGAACCATCTATCGTGCAACAAACTTTAAATATGAGGGTCTAACTGCAAAGGGTAGAGTGATAGATTACAACGGTAGAATGTATCACGACAAATGTATTCGTACAAAATACAAAGGTAAACTAAAACCATTTGCACAGAGAGTTAAAGATGCTCTCGAAACAGGAGAAGCAAAATATATAACAACACCTGGTAAACACATTTTCACATTCAAATTAAAATGATTTCATTTTTACTTTACACATCAAGTTTCTTTAATTTCACATTCTTTATTTTTGCAATAGGTTTTTTAGTTGCAATCGTACTAGAGAATTGGTTGAAGTTTAGACCTCTATCTGTTGATGATACGATGAATGATAGAAATATGTACATCGTACAAAGCAATAGAAAATATTGTTGGAAACAAGCTTGGGTAGCAAACCTTGCTTGGTTCCTATGTAACATAGGATTATATCTTGCAACAAGGAATGCAACAGCACCAACAGATAGTATATATTTTAATGGCATCTAAATAAAGCAGGAGACCTGTGTTTAAATGGGCAATAATGCTTGGTTTGAACAGAATTGTGATCCAGATGATAACCCTAATGAACAACAAGAAGAGGTAGCATCTGGGGGTGGTGGTGTTAACAGAGACCCCGCAGGAAACCCATCACCCAACACAATTAATACTGTTCTAGAAAATTTAATCGGTCAGTGTTACGGTGAGCAATCAATAGCAACACCTAATTTTGGTGCGGAAGATGGTGAAGATGCTCTTAATGAATTTGATTTAAACTGGGAAGGTATATTAGATGTATTAGATGGGTATGGTGCAGACATACCATCAATAGGTAAACTCAAAGTTGTCTTTGATGATGAAGAAGATCCTAACGGAATGAGAGTTTGCTTTAATAAGTATGGAGAAGAGATAGAATGTGTTGACCAAAAGGATGTAGATATAGAAAACTGTGTTAAAAACTTTTTAGATTGTCAGTTAAAACCATTCGCAGGAGGTGCTTGGAAACCTCCACAGGCAGATTGTGATAACTTCTATGCTACTGGTATGTTTGGTATGTCAAACAAGATATGTGTAAGGAACTGCGTACCAGAAAGGATGGCAATATATCAACACTCTGTAGGTACAGTAACAGCTACTGCTACATTTAGTGATAAGGATACAATTACAGTAACTGGAACTGGTACGTGTCTGGTAACACTAGAACATTATTGGAAGGATCAACAATACGTTGCTGGTACTGCTGTAGATACAATTTCTGTGGGTAGTTTTAGTTCTACAAAATCTGGTACAAGAGGTAAAAATACACAGACAATAGAACTTGGAGTTGGAACTCACAACATATCCTACACAGGTCTACATCCCACAGGAGGATATAACATTGAGGTGAATGATCAGTACGGTAGCAATAAGACTATCGTATTCAGAGATGGTCACGATACAGATGTTAATGCAAGATTTTCAATATTATCTAGCGGTACACCAACTAACCACACCTATCAAGTTGAGAGTTCAACACCATCAGGATATACAACTGGTGGTGTGCACTTCTATGGTTTACCTAACGGTGAAGCACGTGGTGCTGTTCCTGTTTATAGAGCATACTCTTCTGTTAACACTGACACGATGTTGACAACTGATCCAGCTGGTGAAGCAGGGACTATGGGTGCGATGGGTTTTGGACAGACAGATATATTATTCTATGGGTTTCTTGATGCGTCAGATATGATCTCTACATTAGCTGAAGGTGAACAAGCTGCTCCTCTATACAGATACTACAGTCAATCTTCTCAAGATCATATGTATACATTGACTCCTATAGGTGGTACACCCATACTTGCTAATCTAGATTTAGGTTATTATGATTTACTTGATACAGCAGAAACATATTTAAACATCGACTTTGATTTTAGAAGAGGTGGAGCAGGATATGATAACACTCTTGGTTGGTATGTAACTGATACAAATGATAATCCAATACACGGTAGAGTTATAGTTGAGAACGCAACTGATGCTAGTGGTAAACTTACATATAAAATTCCTGCTGATGAATTAAATCAATACATCCCTTGTAGGTTAGGATTTTTTCTGATACCTGACGGAGATAATAGAGGAACTTCCAAGGGCGATGCAGTTACTTTTAGTACCCTTAATGATGGATGGAGAATAGATCAGAGTACGTCAGCACAATCTAATTACACTTTCTTTTCAGAGAGAAGATTAAATTCTGGTGACAAAGCAATGACTAGATGGCCAGACAGAGCTTGGCAATATTGGGAAGACTTATTGAATGGTGATAATGATTATGATGATATGAAAATGTCATACAAGTTACAGTATGGTGATTCAGAGTATTTGTATGAAGGTATTCAGTGTTTTGTTTACAAACAAAATGCAACACCAGAATATGAAACTATTACTACAGTAAAAGATTGTGAGAACCAAGTGTTTGATACGATGATAAGAAATATGTCTATGACTCGTACCGAATGCGGTAGGATTGATGAAGACTTTGGTTGTTCAGAATGTCTTGGTAGTATCTCATCGAAATCAAATAACGTACAGACATTAGTTGCATTGAAGTCAGCAACTTTAACACTTAGATCACACGGTGGTATGACAGGTGGGTGGGGTGACTGTACAGAATTTACTTGGTCACTTCATAAAAATGGAAACCAGTTGGTACAGAAACGTACACCCATACAATCTTGGGGAAGAATTGGTGAGGTAATTTACTCATTCGATGTGGTAAGAGGAGATAGAATAACATTTAACTTAGAGACTATTAACTCAGGACATTTTAATGGTAGGGTAACACCTAATATGGCAATCAGAGATGAAAGTAGTAAAGAATACCAAGGTATCTGGGAGATTGCATTGAGTACACAGTCTGGTACTTATAGAAATCAACATCCTTCACAAAACACTGGTAACTTAGGGTCACACGAACCAACAGAGTTCTGTGGTTTACCTTACAGTTTTCAACTATTCAACTACACAACAGCAAACGCTAAAGTAAACTTCACTCAAGTTCTTTCTAATAAAGTTGTACAATCTAACGTACTACAAATACGTGGTGATGATGTGGCAATGTTGAATGTTATTGGTAAGAATGGTGATCTAATTTCAAGAAGACAAACTGGTGACTCAGGATACCATATAGTTACAGGTGATAATGGTTTAACTTTAAAATTAAAATGGACAGTACACGATGCAACTGCTGGTGAAACTGATTGGGAATTAGAAGAGGTGATGGACTATGGTAAAGGTGGTTTCTTTGCCAACGATGAGTTCAACATATTCATAGGACAACAAGAGACAACTAAAAAATTATATTATCCTCCTGTAGTTCTTGGTGTAAAAATAACTGGCATCAATGATATAGAATGCCCTGCATCTAGCAGTACACAGGGTGTCATCCAAGACATTTCTCTGGAAGCAACATACTCAAGAGCAGAATCAAGTCCAAGACAATTAAATGTTGTGATGGTGAACAACAGAGTTCTTCAAAGCAATGAGTTCATAGTTAATATGAGTGACATCTTCACATCATTCTTTAGATATGACTCAGGAGTAGCACAATCCTTCCACGAATATTATCTACAACAATCTGTAGCAGGAAATGATGTAGTATTCTATACAGATTACTATCCAGTATCAGATATTGGTAGAGGACTTGGGTTTAGATTAAAGATAAGAGTATCCAGACAAGATTATTATGTTAATACAGATCAATATAAGTTTGATAATTATGGTTGGTTTGGTAATGTAAGTATCTCTCAGGTGTTCTCATATGGAAAAGGATATGAAGCATCACAACAAATACAAATACAATGGCCACCAAGACAACTACAATATACAAATGGTAATGAAGCAACCTCACCATACTTCCCATCACAAGTTAACTTACCTAGAAAAGTTTTAGTTCGTGATGCTACCAGTGGTAGATTTAAAAGGAACGCACGCTATGCCATCTATCAAGATATGCACGACAAATCTAGTCAGTTGTGGTATAGTAATCAAAATAGCTTCGCACCTCATCAAATGAGGTGGTTTGACATCATTATTACGGAGACAGACTAATGACAGACTTTTGGGATCGTAAACTCCTAGAGACACAAAAAGAATTAAAAGCAATTCAATCTGGTTTTAAGAGAGCAAAGGGTGATCGCAAAGAAATGGCGAGACAATTAAAGAAAACAAAGAGGTATTTCAGATCTGCCATAGCAGAGGTTGCAAGATTGGACGATTCAATATATAATGTTAAGAAATCGCCACAAGAATCCGATGTCACCAGAACAGGAGAAGAAACACAGGGGTCTGACTCTACTGATAGAGAGTCTACATAAACCTGATCCTAAATTAAGATCTTGTGCGTACAATCAAGATTGTTTCAATGAACTAATGTTCTATAGAGATGAGATGATTACTTATGCCCATAAACTATTGAAGGAACTGGGAAGTGCGTAGTTATAATTACCAAAATAATACAGATAGAATGGTCATATTTAGATGTATGGCAAAGGATTTTTGGTTGGAAAAAGTTGTAATGCCTTTTGAAAGTTACATATTTGATGCCCCAAAAGATGCTGACGTAGAAATTATGGGACTAGATAAAACACTTACAAGACACTATAGAATTGATGAACTTGACAACCTTACGGTATAGATGTATACTAAATACCATTACAAAGGACTCGAAAGATCGTAACCCTGCGTAGATAAACATCACCCTTGTCGAGGGTGGTACCATCCGCAGGATTTTTTTCTGCGAGAAATAAAAAACAAAAATGATCAAAAAAACATTCGCAGCTCTAGCTGCAACTCCTCTTCTATTCTCTGGTGCTGCGTTTGCAGGTCCATATGTTAATTTAGAAGCAAGCGGTTCATATCCTGACGGTGCATATACATCTGGTGCTCTTGAAGCAGTAGTTGGATACGAAGGAGAGACAGCAAGCGGTATTGGTTGGTATGTATCTGGTGGTCCTACAGTGACTCACACAGAAACAACTGATGACTTCGGTGACGTTGAACTAATAGGATACCTTGGTGGTTCTTATGATAAGTTCTACGGAGAAATCTCTGGTGTAACAGCAGAAGATGACATCGATTGGTCTGCAAAAGCAGGAGTTAAGTTTGTTTTCTAAAGGAAAACTATAACAATCTAAATATCTGGGTAGAGAAAAAATCTCTACCCTTTTTATTGGTTTAATACCTATGGCATCACCTAAAGCAACAACAATTTACACGAGAGAAGGTTGTCCTTTTTGTACCAAAATAAAAGCAGTTTGGAATGAAAAAGGATGGAACTATACTGAGCACAAACTCGATGAGAACTTTACAAGAGACCAGTTCTGGGGAGAGTTTGGAAGGAGAGCAACGTTTCCACAACTTGTAGTTGATGGAGAGAAAACTGGAGGTTGCAATGAAACTATCAATTTATTCCGCACAAGGGGTATATTATAATTTTTATAAACTACCTATATAATGTAACTAAAATAGGAGAGAAAGTATGCAGGACATACTAAACATTTTGTACACTTACTCACTATTCGGAGCATTCCTCCTAGGTTGTGTTGTTGCCTTTGTATTCAAAGGATACTTAGATGAGTACATTGAGAACGCAGCATACGCTAAACAAATGGTTCATCCTGAGATGTTAGATGAAAAAGGTAAAATAGATTTGGAAACAGAACTATTATACTTGCGAACTGACAACATTGATGTTACACTAGATGAGGATGAAGACTAATTTTCATTAATTATTATGGCAATGAAACTTTTAATCTCTGAGGTTCTTCAGAAAGCACACAATGCTAAGACGAAAGCAGAGAAGATTAAAATATTAAAAGAGAATAATAGTCAAGCATTAAGATCATTATTCATATGGAACTATGATGATAGTGTTATCTCTGTTATTCCAGAGGGTGAGGTGCCTTATACACCTAACGAAGCACCTATTGGTACTGAACATACACGTTTAGAACTAGAGGCACGTAAACTTTATTACTTTGTAAAAGGTGGTGCAGATAATCTCTCCAGAATGCAAAGAGAGAATATGTTTATTCAAATGATAGAGGGTCTACACAAAGACGAAGCAGAAGTTCTTTGTGCTGTTAAAGACAAAGCATTGAATAAAAAATATCGTATCACTAAAGCAACAGTGCAAGAAGCATTCCCAGAAATTAACTGGGGTTCGAGGTCATAATCAATGCAAATTTTAAAAGAAGATTGCCCTAAAGAAGAAGGTAATGATAGATCTTTGCCTTATACTGCATATGTTGTAGAGTATAAGGATAAAGATGGTGGATTGCATTACGACATCAGTATATCTGATAGCACAGTAGATATATTTGACCACTACTATGACAAGTTTAAGAAAGACTTTGTAAGACTATTCCAATCAGAAGGGAGGGCGAATCCAAAATTATGGAACAATCCAGCAGACAAACCGAAAGAAGAACCCAGAAAGAGAAGAAGAAGACAAGGTTGACTATGAACAACCCCATATATAATTTTAAGGATAAGAAACCTAAAGAAACAGTTACCGAAGAACAAGTCGGTAAGTTTATTGGGATCTATCTCTTAGGTCCTTTAGTTGTTATGTTATGTTGGAACTTTGTTATGCCTTACATCTTTGGATTGAAAGCAATCAATTACCTACACGCAGCAGCACTTCTTATTATCTCTAGATTTATTACACTTAAGTAAAACCTATGAAGTATCAAAGAGCATTAGATCTCTTTACTGAATCAGTTTACAAACCAGATCACGATTTGCGTGCTCGTGCTCATAATCAGGGGTGTTATGATGAACTGATGGAGATCAGACAACACGTTATAGAGTATCTCAAGACACTTAAGGAAGTCACACATCATACAAATGCAGATGAGAGTGATGAACTTGAAACACAGAAACTCATTGAGACTAAAGGTGCATATTATTATGGTCTTGATCAGGGAGATATATGAAAGTATGTTTAGTGTCAGTTACAC